TCAAATCTGTAATCCCTGCCGTTTATTTCAATTACTGTATCTAATGACCCATCATCTATTAAATACACTTCATATGTATGTTTACCATCTTTTATAATCATTTTGTACTCCATTTATTTATTGTTTTCATACCCCGTAAATGCTCTAGAATTAATAAAGTTCCAAACTATTTTAAATTGTTTGGTGGGTGTAGTGGTGGGAGTGTCAAAATAGACTTATAAAATATGTTTTAAATACTATAGTAGTATTATATATAAAATAGTATAGATATAGTAATAGAATAGTATATAATATAAAGTAAATGTACCTGCTTGCATAAGTTATTAAGATATTGTCCACATATGGGGATAACTTGTGGATAAGTACCTACGTGCATACAGTATATATATGTTTTTATTGTACTTACGTGCATATGGTATACCTACGTGCATAGGATGTATACTTACGTACGTGCATACCTTTGATTACCTACGTGCATAGTACCTGCGTGCATAAAATATAGTACCTACCTGCTTACTTGCGTGCATAATAATATATATATTTATTTTTGGGCAAAAAAAAAGGGAGCCTTTCGGCTCCCCCTTTTCTTATCCACCATCACCGTATTCGATAAACCGAGCAATTTCAAAAATATCATGTAAATTATATATTTTTGAACCTTTCTCATGGTCTAATCGATTACCATGTAGCGTTCCAAGTCTACGATTGTTTTTTAATACCGTTCTAACGGTGAACCGTTGCTCTGGCTTGAACATTGCTATTACTTCCCATTTAAGGTAATGAAAATGACCTTGTGTTATCCATGTCTGGTAAGCACTGTATTTTTCATCATCCTTTTTGAATGGTTTCCACATAGTTTTATCCTTTAAGGTTATGGGGGCGAATTGCTCCGCCCCCTTTGTTATCTAACTAGAGTAACCCCTGTTGTCACATCCACCACAAAAACCTACCTTTTGCTCAAAAACGGTGATTAATGGGGCTTTACACATGGTGCAGGCAGTATGAGAAACAGCAGGAAGAAGAGACTTCTTTTTCTTCTTTTTACCCTTCTGTTTTAGATAACTATCTGAACCGTAGGCATAACCGTAAACAGGTTGTTTATGGTATGTATACTTGTACTTATAAGTATTATTACTATACCACACATTGTTATCCCATTGAGCCGTTCCAAGTGTTGAATTGGAAATAAGGAATTGTCCCTTATTATCCAAGAAAACAAGTTTAGAACTTCCAATAGATTCTTCAATCAGGTCAACAATTGCCACGTTTCGAATGAAACCATCCGGCAATTTCTTCAGAATCAATTCATTAAACATGGCTGTATCAGAACGTTTGTTGTCCTGTTTAACCATGTTTATAACTCCATTATGAATGAATCCTAGGTTTTCATTGACCTTGAATGGATGACAATTGTCAACATTGGTTTTACCGTGTGTCTTTATCCGAAAATGGATTGCTGACATAGGATTACCATTTTTAACAACGTTTTTCACGTATGAACTCCAAAAGTCATTAAACTTAAAGAATCCCTTGAAAAAATGAAGTATTCCATCCTTGGCAAACATGAAACCGGCTCCATCATCATTGTTGAAAAAACAGGTTTTTAACCTGTCTTTTTTGATGTTTTCACCATCAGGCTTGAGAATTGCTATACACATCTTCTTTACTCCCTTTGTCCGTATTGAACTTTAACTTGTTAACGTTATCCGGGTCTTCCCGTGTCCATCTTTCAGTTACAACATTGTAGACGCCGTATTGCTTTCGCCCATCTTCCGGATGGCTTAAGAAATAGCAAAGGTTTTCATAATCGTTATAATTCTTTTCTAAAAAAGAAAGATAACTAGTTAACCCATCACCATTTTTAGCCACATCCAAAGAGACATTCTTAACCCATAAACAGAGCGAGCGAACAAATTCCAGATTTTTACAGAAGGACATAAAATTTAATGTTCCCCTGAATATCCTGAATTCAATCGTGTTCCTGTTTTGAAGGTTTATAGCCGTGTCACGTGACGAATTGTATCGTGCTTCTTGGTGATTCCTTGCCATTTTAACAAGGTTGCACCAAGAATCTTCATTCATCCATGGGTTAGCCCATTCTTCAAGTCTAGATAGATGTCTCTGGCTAATATCCAAGATAAATTGAAAATTATCCGGATTATAGACAAAGGACATCATTTTAACAATATCCGAGACTTTAAGGGCTTTACGGCTAACGTGTATGTGCATCCCGGAATTATGGGCGTTATATCCATAAAGGTTATTATCCTTTAGTTTTTGAACTAAAGTTTTGAATAACTCTTTACCGTACAATTTCCAGTAATTCCACGAGAATGGATGAGATACAATCTCAACAGCACAAGTGCAGTCATTCTTCGAATAGAGTAACTGTTCCTTGGATGTTCTACCTTTACCAATGAGATTCACTAAGGACGCAATGAGTCGACCCATGTATGTGGGGGATTCATCCGTTCCTTGGTGCCTATCGGTTTCTATCTCTATTCCATAATGGGCAATATAATTGGGATTCCCTTTGTCATTAACGATATAAGGTCTATCGGTTAACAACGGCGGAGTATTAATCCTATTCATTCTCACCCTATGGAATACTGGTTCAGGTTTGTGTCCATAACCTTGGATACTGGCTGAACTGGTAGCGCATGGTTCACATATACCGTTATCAATATTTAATGAACGGCGTTCGCAATAACTACAGATTTGTAAATCATCATAGCAGTCATAACAAACACCGACACCATTAAAATGCTGGAATATTTCTTGCGGTACTCCACATTTAAAACAGTCTGGTATCGCTACCGGAATGTTGAAGATGTCTGAGAGAGATAACTCTCTAATTTTCTTTAAATAATTATTCATTTAAAGATTCTCCATATTTGTGTTTAAGATTAATTACTTTCAATTCCAGTTGTCCCCCCTTTCAATCATTCAGTCGGTATATGGTTAACCGATACGCATTCTATTGGGTTTGGCAATACTGCCCATGCGAGAGTATCCTTGAATAATCGGATACCTTTACACTCGCCCATTGGATTTTATCTTCTGCCTTTGGTGTCTCGCCCCTAGACCAAATATTTCAGGGACAGAAGAAATAATATATGTATGTATATATCACGCTACCAAGGGGAGAAGGTTCCCATCTATTTAAATTGATTTGACATGGCTGTTTATATGGGTGCTGTGTGTGTGCCTGCCTTGGTGCCTGCCATGGTGTAGGCTAGGGTGATGACTGCCTGCCTGCATGGATAGTTTCAACCTGCCTGCCTGTCTCGAATCGAATAACTCAATACCCTTTCTTCAACCCCAAACCGGATAGGGGGCGTACCCGGTATATTTATAAGCAGAACGCGAATACTAATATAATTTTTTAAAATTTTTGGGGGGAAAGCCACTTCATTACTTCATTATCTTCACTTTTCTCGACCAATAGTGAAATAGTGAAGTACACTTCGCCGCTACTATGAATATATCAGTGTATTTGATTAGTTATTTAGTTAACGACATACAGTGGGCTCTTTATGGGAGCCCCTGTAGTCTTTTGAGTCCGGGTACTATTTTATTGACATTGGCTTCTTTACATACTATTTTATATAACTAAGTTATATATAGCTTAGTTATATATAGCTTATCTAATACTATTCTACTATTTGATATAGCTTAGTTATATAACTATTTTTACCCTGTTAACTACTATTTGATATAGATAAGCTAATACTATTCTACTATTTGATATAACTAAGCTAATACTATAGTATGCGCGGATTTTTATAAAAACAGGTTAAAACCTTTATTTACTGTTATCTTGCTTACTGAATGCTCTAAATTATGATATGGCATATAGCGACACCTTAATTGGCAGGGCAATGAATGGCGAGTACAGTAATGAGAGTTCATTTACCAACAGTAATGAGATAAAAAGGCTGGCGGGTGAGATTAATATGGTTGATATAATCAACCCCACATCTGCTGTATGCGGAAAGTTAATGGAAATAGTAGCGCGCGCAAAATGTCTGAAAGATTTTGAATTACTACCTGATGGTCACCTGTTGTATAACAAACCATTAAGAGAGAGTCCGGAGGGAGATGGAAAGGCGCGTGTGAAAACATAGCGTGGGAACGGCTCTCTATGTATAAACGTACAGTCAAAGGTCAGGAATATGTATTATATGACAATGAAAAGGAATTTCGGAAGGCTAGACCGAAGTCAAAGATACATGACAGTTGGCGTACGGCGAAGACGGGACAGTGGATTAAGACAGATGATGGTAAGGTAACCAAGGTAATCAAGCGGGGCGTTATTGTTAATGACAAGCGGAGCTCTGATTACATCAGAACCCTGATTGGCATGGTGAATTGTGACCGTACCGCATCTTTGGGGGGTGAGCCTGTAACAGATATCTGGCGGTTCGGGAAGATGGTTTGGAAAGAACAGGCATCAAATGGCAGGTTATCCATAAAAAAGCGTATATTTGCCAAGTATGTGGCATCCGGTTTAGAGCCGCTTGACGCATATATGAAGGCATTCCCCGATTGCGAAAGCAAAGACTATGCCAAAAAGCGGATTCGTATTTTATTTAAAAACAAAAAGGTAATGAACTTGATAGATAAAGAGATAGAAATCCTGTTAAGCGACACTGGTATTACAAAAACGTATTTACTGGAAGAGACCAAGGGGATTGTTGATAAGAATGATACCCGCGACTCAGACAAACTGAGAGCATTGGAGACCCTGATGAAGATATCCGGGTTACTTAGTAATGATAAAAAGACTGAATCTCTGGCACTGATTCAGGAATTCACCGGTTTTAGCCAAGAAAAGCTCAACGCTTTCAAGGCGGGGGTATTACCGGAGCATGGACAGGAAGAGTAGCATCCTTATCCCTATCAGGTTCGCCACCAAGCTTGAACTGCATGAGCTGATATGCGGAGCTGTATACTGCCCTGCCTGCGATTCACAGCTTATGGGCAGGGACGCAATGAATAAAATGCCACTGGTTAATAATTCTAATAACTTGGAAGGCTGGATATGCGAATTATGCGACAGTGTATTCGATTTACAGGATAAAATGGTAGATATTGGCGAGTTTGACTTATATGACCAAGAGATTGCTGTAGCCTGATGAAGCGGTTCTATCAAAATGGTGGTGCAGTTGATGAATACCCTGAATGGTTTGACCCGCGCCGCTCTGAATTGTTGCCCTCTGGGGCACCTAACCCATATGCTCATTCCGGTCTTTTAGACCTCCCCATCTTCCCCGGCGGAGCCGGCAGTCTTCTGGCTCAGACCTTGGGTGCCGCTTACATACCGAAAGCTATCGGCGAATTGCCTGAGTCTGCACAGGTTCCAACCCAGATTGGGCTACTCGCGGCACCTTTTCTGCCTAAAGCTATTTCCGGTGTTGCATCTGGTGTAAAATGGGCAACCCAGCCAAAACATATTATGAAGGGTGCTGAGAAATTGTCGGGATACATGATGCGTCATCCTGAAAGCGGTGTCCAGAAAGGCTTGAATGAGCTGTTCGGTCATCTCGGAAAGACAAAAGTTTTTAAAGAGCAGATGGCTGAAACTCCGCTGGCTGGTGAAATGTTCTCCCATTTCTTCACTGGAAAGGGTAAGACTTTGAAATATAGGTTTCCTGAAAATTATCAATCAAAAATGGTTGACCGTTATGTTGATGCCGTTGATGTTTCGGGAACCAGAGCGAACCCCCCACGCACGTGGCGAGGTGAACGTGGCACGAACAAGGTCGGTGATACGTTTACAGTACCAGTTGATGAAGGGTACCTTGGAACTGATGTTACAAGTGCTCTTGGTAATTTTACCGTTGAGGGGAAAATTGTAAAACTTCCAAAAAAGCGGACTAGGATAATTAGAAGGGAAGGTGGGGAAAAATATGAACAGAAAAAGGATTTTATTGAAGAACCTGATTATCAGAGCGCTATAGTAAAGCTTCGTAATTACGATACTTATAATTTCAAACCGGAGTATAAGCCAGCAAAAACATGGGATATTCAGGCAAGGATTCCAGAAAAAATAGCCGATAAATTACCAAATTTTAGACTTAAACCCGGTGCAGAAGAGGCGATGGTTGGTTATGGAGCAGAAAGCATACACAGTCCAATTGTATCCAGTGCTAGGTCATTAATTGATTTTACAAAAGCTTATGGTGGAAAGGGACGTCCTGTAACGGTTAATATAAGGGGTCTCGATGCCATTTTTCCTAGACTTGGTATTGGAACACCGTTCTCATCATATTCGAAACCGTATTATTATAACCTTGGCACCGGTAAAGTTGGACATACATTAAAATCAGTTCAATAGTGGCAGATAATTTTAATATAAACCCTTCCCCAAAAGACATGAAAGAGCGTGATGACGTTCTCTTGAATGCTTTTAATAATTTGATTTACTTTGGCAGGGCATTCCTGCCGCGGGACTTTATGAATAAATCAGAGAGTGCCCCCTTCCACTACGATATGGCTGAAAAGATGATTGATATGAGACCCGGTGCTAGGATATGCAATATTATACCGCGGGGTCACGGCAAGTCAGTCATGGCAAAAGCCGCTATCATGCATAAGCTCTGCTTTGCCGGAGAGGATAACCAGCATTTTGTTGCTTGGGTATCTGAAGAGCAGGGTCAGGCTATTGACCATTTAAAGTATATCCGCTCCCACTTTGAGAATAATAAGATGATTAAGTATTATTTTGGCAATATGGATGGCGGACTGGTTGGAAAACGATGGACAGAAAAGGATTTGGTCACTCCGAAAGGAGACCGTGTGATAGCCAAGGGAACATCCCAGCGTTTAAGGGGTCGTGCGGAGGTGGATGTCCGATATACGGGTATCGTGCTTGATGACTTTGAGTCTGAATTGAACACCAAGACCCCTGAACGCAGGTCTGAAATCAAGAAATGGATTGTATCCACTGTGTTCCCGGCACTTGAGGAGACTCCCGGCAATGAAGGCTGGATATGGCTTTCCGGTACTATTGTACACTATGATTCCTTTTTGCAGATGGTCTATGATGGTTGGAAGAAAGCTAAGGAAGATAAAAGAAAATACCCTTGGGATGTTAACTTTTATCGCGCTTTTGAAGATGGGGAACCCCTATGGTCTTCACAGTTCTCCAAAAAAAAGCTGGATGCTAAGAAACGGGAGTTTATAGAAGCGGGACTGGTCAATAAGTTTGCTCAGGAGTATATGAACGATGCCCGTGATATAACCAATGCGGCATTCAAGATAGACAGAATCCAGTATTATAATGGCAGATTTGAAAAGAGAAACAATATGCCTTTTATTATTGAAGGTGACTCCGCTATTCCTGTTAATGTGTATATTGGTGTTGACTTAGCGGCAACTGCCAGTGAGACATCTGACTTTCAGGTTATCTTGGTCATGGGTGTTGATTCCCACAAGAACCGCTATATTATTGATTACTTTCGGGAACGCATCCCTACTTTCGATGTCCCGGCAAAAATTATAGAGTATGCCAAGAAATATAGTCCTGTTAGGAGGGTAACTATAGAAACAGTAGCGGCGCAGGAGATGGTCAGGGATATGGTAACCCGTATGTCTGCCAATGAAAAGAGACTGATGCCCGGTTTGTTCAAGGGAGTTAAGCCCCCATCGAGGATGAAAAAGGAAGACAGGCTTGAAACAGCACTCGGTCAGATTGTAAACTCAAAGAAATTATACATTTACAGGCATATGACAGAGATTGTTGATGAATTCTTTGAACATCCAAAGCCCAGAAATGATGATTTACTGGACGGTTTGTATTATGCTGACTACTTCGCGAAAGCTCCTAAAACAGATAAAATGAGTGTGGATGATATTGAGCAGAAAGAGGAAAAACTGGACTATTACAAATTTAAAAAAGCCTATAACTGGATGACTGGCGCGAAAATGTAGTATAAGCCTATGTTTTCATTGTATTTTTATTCACATTTTACGTATAATACGACCAATGCCTAGGTTTGGAAAAAGGTCAAGAGAGCGTCTCAAGGGTGTTAATGCCAAGCTGGTTAATGTTCTTAATGAGCTCATTAAGATAATGGATGTTACTATTATTGAAGGAGTTAGGAGCAAAGAACGTCAGGCGGAGCTCCTTGAAAAGGGAGCAACGAAGGTTAAATATTCAAGGCATATGGAAGGTAAAGCTGTAGATTTAGCACCATATCCTATTGATTGGGAAGATAGGGAAAGATTTCATTACATGGGGGGCATGGTCAGAGGTATTGGCAAACAGCTTGGCGTAAATATACGCTGGGGCGGCGATTGGGACTCGGATGGAGAAATTAAGGATAACAACTTTGATGACTTGGTTCACGTGGAGATTAGGGATTAATGGCTGGTGTTTCAACTGATACAGTTGGGTTAAGAGTAAAGCCGGGTAGTTTTGTTGTTAAAAGAGGTTCTTCGATATTAAATGAAAAATTATTGGATAAAATACTTGGTAAGAAGCCTAAAGGATATGCAGGTGGCGGAACGGTTCCTATCAAAGCAACCCCTAAAGAAAGAATTGCACCACCAGAGGTGGTAGATATGTATGGAATTGATTTTTTCAGAGCTATAAATAATTCTTCAGATAATGCCGCTCATAGCAGTATGGATGCACTGATTGCTCAATCAGAGCTTGCAGGCATGAAACCAATGTATGATGGTGGAGAAGTTGCCCCCGGCTATGAGAATGGTGGCAGTATCCCGCCAAATGTCGCTAAGTATATTTCTCAAATGCAAGTAATGCCTGATATGGATATTAGGAGAAGTGAGCCATTATCTGACCTTAATCTTGGGCTAGAAAGATTAATGGAAGAACAAGAAGCAATACCTGATGTTTATGAGCAAATAAAATCTTATCCGGGTAAAAGAATATTTCAGAAAAAAAAAGGATATCCTGATGCCGATGAAACAATATCTGCTTTAAAGGGAGATAAAGCCGGTTTAGAATATTTATTAAAACAAATATCAGGTCAAAATCCAAAAAAGCAATATGCAGACAGACCATGGAGTAGGGGTGGTGGAGAGCGTACTGGTTATCAAATAATGAGTCGCGGACAAGCCCCTGAAATAGATAAAGAAACAGGTAGACAGTTAGAAAATTATATTTATGACCCAGAGACTGGTGAGATTAAAAAGAGTCGAAATATCCCTATTGAAAGAATGATTAGTATTGACCCGGAAGATGTAAAGATGTGGGGATATAATAAAGGTGGAGCAGTTGGCTATCAAGAAGGTGAGGAGGTGGCACCTGCCGATGCCACAGCTAATGCAATTATGTCCCAACTACTTTTAAAGGAAGTGGCTCAACAATCACCAGAATATTATTATTCTGAAGAAAGGGAAGGCTATGACCCGGCTAAAGAAATAGCTGAGGGTGCTTTTATGCCTATAGGCGGTGTTATAAGTGGGGCAAAAGGATTAATGAGACTTCCAACTCATACAACTGGAACACCGCTTGCTAAGGGTATTAAAAAGTCTTTTCAAGAAGCAGATGAATTATTAAAAAGAACTAGAAAAACTGCTAGAAGAGGAGCTGGAGCAAATCGTGGTTTGAAAAAGAAATTAATAAATGAGATAGATGAAGCTGGTCTGCCAGATGCTTATGGTGAGCCTATGTCTTATTTTAAAGATTTACATACAGATGATTTAGCTGATATTTTAAAAGAATATTATGGAAAAGAATTATATCAAGCAAATCGTGGATTACATGGTCTTTTAAAGGCAAGTGGCTATCAAGAAGGTGATGTAGTTGGTTATCAACAAGGTGAGCAGGTTGTAGACCCTAATGACCCATTAGGTATAAATAAAAGGCAGGCAATGGGCGCACAGGCTTATGCCGGTAGTACAATAGCAGGAGCCGGCGGTGGAGTAAGTGTCGGTGATGTTGCTGAAGCAGTAGAGATTGATGAAATGCAGAAAGTTAATCAAGCAATGGAAGCATTAAAACTGCAAGGAATATACAATGAGCCTGAAAGAAGTGGATATTTTGAATTTCAAGGAGATGTCCCCCAATCTGAAGCAGACCAGATGAGAATGGTGTTTTCACTTTTAAGGGACATGGAAAATCAAAAAGCATTAAATCAATTATTGATGCAGTCCGGTAGAATGGGCGGACAATTAAACCCAATTCATCAAGGATTATTTTTTAAACCTTAATAATGGCAAACATGGACAAAGACCCTAGGGCAGAATATAACCAAGAGCTCTTTCGCGATTGGAGTGATGCCCGTACAGATTGGGATGAAGAAGCCCGCAGGGATATTGATTTCTATCTTGGCAACCATTTTACTTCAGATGAGTCAAATGAGTTGCAGTCCCGCAATCAGGCTGATGTTGCTATGGACAGGACTTCCGGTGCTGTTGAAAAATTTAAAGCTGTATTGACAGCAAGACCCCCTGCATTTACAATAACACCTAGAGAGGACTCTGATGTTAAAGTGGCAAGCGTGTGGCGAACTATTGTTGGCTATATCTGGCAGATATCTGATGGCGATGCCCAGATGAAGCAGGCTATCCATGATTATGCAATTACCGGTCTTGGTTATTTATATGCTTATGTTGACAGAGAATCTGATTTCGGGAAAGGTGATGTCAAGTTCACTTATCTAGACCCATTTAGAGTATACGTATCTCCTTCGTCTCGAAACCGTTGGTGTGATGATGCTGACGGTATTATTATATCTACAATCTTGACAGGCGAACAGGTCGTCAACCTTTACCCGGAATTAGATGATATTGTAGACCCTGTTACTGGTGAAGTATCAGATGGTCTGCTCCGCAGTGTGTCTGAGCACTCAGAATACAATGGCGAAGACTATCCATCAGCCCAAAATAAGAATTCAATGACTGTCTTTACTCCTGCTGAAGTTAAGGATAAAGACAATATGAATGTTAAGAAGTACCAGATACTTGAGCGGTTCTATAAAGTAAAGGTTGTTTTTTATCATGTCATTAATATTCAGGATGGCGAAGAAATGATTCTCTCTGAAGAAGAATTTGCTGTATTTTCAGAAGAGAATGGTGAAGTATTAGAATCAGGATTTTTAGAAGTTGCTCAGGTCTATCAGACCAGAGTGAAAGTGTGTGCTTCAATAGGTGAGATAGTTCTTTATGAGGATATCCTTAATTCAGACATTTATCCTGTTGTTCCGCTTCCCAACGTATGGACTGGCACCCCTTATCCAAAGTCAGACGTATCCCGCGCCAGACCGATGCAGAGACTGCTGAACAAACTATGGTCTCTTGCTCTATCTCACGCTCAGGCATCAGCAGGTCTAAAGTTGCTGGTACCGCTTGGCAGTGTTGATGATATATCTCAGTTGGAACAGGATTGGGCTAACCCTAATGCTGTTATTGAAGTAGATTCATCTCAAGGCGAGCCGCATTATCCACAACCGTCACCACTAGCTGGTGAATTCTACAAGTTAATACAGCAATGTGAGTTTTACATTGACTTTATATTTGGCTTGCCTGAGATGATGCACGGATTTGCAGATAAAGCTCCCGAGACAGTAAGGGGCACTGAAAGAATGGTAGCCTTGGGTAGCGAAAGACCCAAGTCAAAGCTGAGAGACATAGAGTTCTCTATCAACAGGCTTGGAAAAGTTGTTTATAATCTGGCTAAAGGTCATTACAGCTATAAGAAGATGTTCCGCCTTGCACAGCCTAATAATGACCAGACAGAAGCTATGGTTAATTTTTACACTGATGTATCCGGTGCTGTGGTTGACATCAAGAAAGAAAAATATAATATTGAACAGCACGATATAAGAATTGAACCCGGTTCTACAATGCCGACCAACAAATGGGCAGAGCTTAATGTTTATCTTGAAGCTTTCCAGTTGGGAATTGTAGACAGGTATGAGGTTCTCAAGAAGAACCCGGAAATTTTTGACAAGGAGGGCATTATGCGCCGCACAGATGAGAGAGAGCAGATGGCACAGCAGATACAAGCCCTTGAAGGTCAGTTAAAGAATTTGCAGGGAGACTTGCAAACAGCCCAAAGAGAATCCGTTCAGGATAGGAAACGAGTGGAAGTTGAGAAATTCAAATCACGACTTTCCGGAGTTAATTCCGATTCTAAAGCGGATAGAAGAGTACAACGTAATAAACTTGAAACAGAGGTGAAGCTCGAGGTAGAGAAATTAGCGAACCGAATCAACCGTGAGGCTGATAAGGCGACTGGTTCTGCTCCAAAAGCCTAGAGACATCTTAAAGGAGTCAAACATGGAATCGTTAGAACAAATTGAGGCTAGTGTCGAAGCTACAGCGCATGGAGATGAAAGTTCATTGGTGGATGATGTCATTGCAGAACAATCTGAAGAACAGGTTGAAAATGTCCCCGAAGAAGCTCAGGTTTTAGTAGATGAGGCAGAGGTTCGTAAGTTTCAGTCAATGTATGACCGCTCACAAGCGGAATTGCAGGACTTGAAAAAGTATGAACCTTTGGTAAATCTTCTGGAATCGAGACCTGATTTGGTACAGACATTGCAAGACGGCATTGCAAGTCCGCAGAGTGCACAGGAATCAGCTCCCGGTATAAGCAAAGACGAGTTCAACCCTTGGGATGCATTTACAGAAGATGGTTCTGCTTCCAGTCAATATGTACAAAACAAAATAGAAAGCATGGCGAATGAAGTAGTATCCAAGAAAATGGCTCAACAGCAGGCTCAGATGCAGACAGAAATGCATTTGAACAACACAGTGGGTGAGCTCAGGAATACCTATAAAATGTCGGATGACGAGATTAAAGGTTTTCTGGAGTTCACTACACAGCCTAAAGAAGCCGTTGGAATGGGTAATCTTGTTAAATTGTATCGAGATGTCAGTGGGGTTGGTCAAACAAATACTGATACCGTAAGTGCGGTTAGAGCCGCACAAGAAGCACCTCGCACAGCAGGTGTCTTGCAGGGACAGCCCGTATCAAACAAATCAGAAAGTGATAAGGTATGGGATTCTATTGCAAGTGCTACCCGCGGGACGAGGTTGCCTTAATTAATTAACAAATAAGTATGGAGGTTTACTATGGCAGTAAATCAAGGACAGTTAAAAGTAACAGACGTTGCTCAAACTGCATCTAATTCTCATGCTTCAACTCATGGAACTACGCCTGACAATCGTAGATTATACAATTTTGGTGAACGGGTAGCAGACCTTGCTCCTGAAGAATCCCCATTTTTCGTATATCTATCGAAAGTTAGTAAAGTTCCTACAGACGACCCTGTTTTTCGATTCTTAGAAGACAGAAGTAAAACCGATTGGACTGACAGAACTTTTCTGTTGGCATCAACTCCCGGCACTATTGTGGCTGGGACATCATACAGCTTTACAGTTGATTGTGATAATGTACAGGCTGGCGGTGATAGTTCTGGTGGTGCATCTGCTGATTTCCTTGTAAAAGGAATGGTGTTTGCTATTAATACGCAAACAACATCAGGCACTGCTGGTGCCGCAGATATGTCTCAGGCAGTTGTTCGTATTGAAACTGCACCTGTTGATGCTGGTACGAGTACCACATTTACAGGCAAGGTTCTTTCACTTGCTAATGGTACATCTGCTGGTGAGAATGTTGCTACTGATAATGACAAATGTATGATTATTGGTACTTCTTTCGATGAGGGTTCAGGTTCGCCTGACGTTTGGAGCGGAGAGCTCGATGACGATTTTGGATACACACAGATATTCAAGACAGCGGCAGAAATGTCGAATACTGCGATTGCTACAAAGTATCGTGGTTATGACAATGAATGGTCTCGTATCTGGAGTTTGAAGCTTAGAGAACACAAGGTTGACATTGAAAGGGCTATGCTCTTCAGTCAGCGTTCTCGGCAAGGTAATTCTCAATTAACCGATGGAATAGTAGGTCAGATTATCAGGACTGTAACACCAACGGACGGTGCAAACAATTTCTCCTATTCAAGGGGAAGTAGCTATTTCAAAACAACTACTGGTGCTCAACTAACATATGATATGTTGCTTGGTGATTTGGAAGTTGTATTTGACCCTGCTCGCGGTGGAAGCTCACAGAAGTTGTGTTTAGCAGGACTTCCAGTGATTTCTTACTTGAATAAAGTAGGAAGTGGCGGTTTCTTGTTCAATAGCACATCTATGCGTGTTGGAGATGATGAAACAGCAGGGGCAGGAAATGTCTCTATGAATTTCAATCTTGAACCACGACAGAGTGCTTTCGGGCATAAAATCATGGAACTGGATACGATTCACGGTTCATTGGCTATTGTTAAAGAGCCGATATTTAGAGGTTACGCAAGTGGATTAATGGCAATTGCCGACATGAACCATGTGTCTTATAGACCATTGGTAGGTAATGGCGTTAATCGCGATACTCATATTATAACTAACGTACAACAAGCTGACGAAGACCTTCGTAAGGATATGATTCTCACGGAAGCTGGACTTGAAGTCACAGTTCCTGAAAGTCATGCTCTGTACAGCTTTGAAGACATTTAAGGAGGTTATGAATAATGAGAAGTGATTCATTGAATAAAAGCAGTGGTTCTTATCGTAGAGAAACACAAGCAGTTGAGCAAATAGATAATGTTGCGGCAGTAACAAGAACATTGTTAGCATCGGAATCTGGGACTTTATTTCAAGTAGATATGTCTACAGTAGATTATGATGTAACATTAACTCTTCCCGCAGTATCAACTTCAGCAGGAGTATACTATGATTTTTGTTTCACAGTCGATTCTGACGATGATGCAGATTTTATTGTAAAAGCTGATGCGGCTGGGACTGATATCTATGGTGGCATTATTACCCTTGGGGCTAATAGTACAGTAGATGCCTTTGCTGGTGTTTCAACAATAACAGTAGATGGCTCTGTTGCTCAATCAGCAGAAGGTATGAAGTTATCTTTTCTATGTGATGGTACTAATTGGCACTTGAGTGGTCATATAATGACTGCAGTCGGTACAGTTCATCTAGTAGGTGCCGCTGGCGTATAATAATCCGAATAAATAAGGATTAGCAGTATTTGGGTACTGTGGGAGCTGTCAAAAAAAGGCGGCTCCCGAAACCCTTGAAGAATTATGAAGAATTGTATGCATTGTGAAACGCCCAACCCTGATGGTTGGTTTTACTGCAAGACTTGCGGTAACAAAGCTTCTGAACCGAAGTTTACAACCAATATGTATATGATTAGTGAAATGGGCAAGAGAACTGATGTAGAGTTCTCAGCAACCACTATGGATAAGACCATAGAAAGGGCTAAGAAAGAAAGAAGTCAACAGGGTAGACAGTTCTGGGAAGGAAAACTAAAAGAATTTAATAAGGGAAGATATGCCTAGAGTAAAAACAAAATCTGGCAAGGTAAAGCATTACCCCTATACAAAAAAGGGTAAAGCCGCCGCTAAGAAAGCCAGAAAACGAGTTAAGAAGAAATCCCGTAGAAGGAAGAAGAAATAATGGCTACTCTTAAAGTAAAGATACAGGAAGATATAATTCTTGATAATCAAGACTATGGTTCTAAAAGAGTTTTGGAAATTTCAAGTGTGAATGAAATAGTTAAAAGAGTAGTAACCGCATCAACAACTGAAGCTGGTCTCGTAGGTTTTTTATCAGCACTAAGTAGTGTTGGAGTTACTGCTAATAAAGTTGGTTATATGGCTGGTATCTTTGATGATGGGGATGTAAGGTATATGAGGATTACTAATTTAGATAGTAGTAATCATATAATGTTGACATTTAGAGATGAAGATAATACAGAATTTAGAGTCAAGGTTGACGCAGGACATTCATTTATATATCCCGGTGACAATAGCGGAGGATTTGTGGATACTATGAAGGCTAGTGGTTCTGCTTTATCTAGTGGTCTTGCCGATTTAGTAGATATTACTGTTGATGCTGATACAGCCGCTTGTGATGTTGAAGTTTTTGTAGCGAGTTCCTAATGGCAACTTTTGAAGCACAAGTAGAAGGATTAACAAGTTTAACTATTAGTAGTAGTGGAACTGCTCCAACTCAAACTGAATTGACTCAGTTTCTTACAGATGGTGCTAAAGAAGTGATTAATAGTTTACCCGGACATCTTTTACCACTGTGTGCAACATCGCAATCTTTTACTTCAGGAACGGTGGATAAATTAAATACTGGTAAAATATTGAATGTATTCAGGAGTGATGGCGATATTAACCAACCATGCAGGAAGATACCCGCTAAACAGAAAGGCAGGGTATCAGACCCTGAAGATATGGCTTACGCCACTATTACTGACCCGATTTATTATATAGATAATAATTCATTAGATGTTTTACCGGCTGGCGGTTCATGCACTTATTCTGAAGTCCAATACCCAGCAGTGGCTTATAGTGATTCTACTATTACAGAAAGCACTGTAACTGGAATAACGGCTACTAAAGCTAACCCAGCGGTTTTCACCGCCTCGTCTCATGGATTTAGTGTAAATGATATTTTAGAATTAAGTAGTTTTACAGAAATGTCAGAACTAAATGATATAACAGCTAAAGTAGCATCTGTGCCAAGCGCAAATACTTTTACGCTTACTGGAATAGACTCATCTAACTATGGAGCCGCTGAAACTACTGGCGCAACTGCTGTAAAGAGCACAGGTTTTCCAGATGAAGCTGAACATCTTGTTGTCTTATATGGTTCTGTAAAATCAATACAGAATGTATTGGGTAGCAGGTCTTCCAATTCTGATATAACAACTGCTTTTGGATTATTAAAAGATGCGGTAGACCAAGCGGCTACAGCGGCAAGTAAATTTGAGGAGGCTGATTCAGACTCTATATTTGGAGATGAGGATGTATTTGATACAGCGGCTTCACAGCTTACAAGGGTTAAAGATGCGCTTAATAATGCAGAGAAAATAATTGATGATGGTGCTAATTCCCCAACCGGTAATGCGGCTGGCGATGCGGCAACATATTTATACACTGATGAGGATACTGAGCTTTTGAACGGTGCTATTAATATAGCAAGGTCTGAGATACAAAGAGCCCAAGTCCACATTCAGGAATGGACAGCTATTGGAGATATGAGGGTTAAAGAAATAAATGCGGCTTTATCTGAAGCTCAGGGCTATGCCAATGAGATACAGGCTAGGTTGCAGGTAGATACTGCCCAATATAGCTGGTATGAAAAACAGCAGGCTAAGTTGCAGGCTGATTACGATAAAGGATTGCAGGCGTTAGGATAATATGGCAGTTCATAAAATATCAGTGAAACAGCTCTTAAGCAGGGTTCGTCAGGTCTTTCCTGATACCCCTGAAGCTTATTTGATTAATCTTTTGAATGATGGTCTGGTTGAGGTCGGGATGTACAGCACTAAGCCGGTACAGGCTAAGATGACAACAGTAGCAGACCAGATGTTTTATGATATTAGTGATTCTGCTGAAGATTCCAGCGGGAATAAGCTGGAAGCTAATAAGGTTTACAGGGTAGATTTAATGGACGATGACGGCGATTATATCCAGATACCGCGGTTATTGGATAAAAATATTTTACTAATGGATGCTGATTCAAGCGAATCTGCACTCACAGTACCGGATAGCAAGTAATGGCAAGCAGTATTAAATATCCAGACAGTTCAGCAGTATGGTATATCGAGGGCGATAAGTTTGCACTGATTACTAATGTTGATGCCAGTGGAAATACCAGAACTACTGCCCGTAAAACGTGGAAAGCTATTGGCGAAGCTGTCACAGATGGCGTACTGCTTCATTATTATGGTGAGCCTAACAGAGTTAGAACCATTAATGATGAGATAGACCTAGATAACAGTCTGCACCTTTCTTTAGTGGATTACATTAAACACAGGCTTTATCTGGATAAGGCTGGTGTGAGCCCCGATGCCGGTATTTCACAGGCTTCAATGCTCGTATCAACTAGCCATGAGAAAAAATTTAGAGATGCCGTTGCAAGATACGGCATGAGAAAACGAAATAAGACAGGGGGCACTAGGGCAATAGTACCCTCAGACTTTAGATAAACTCGGATAGGGAGCATTCTCGCCCCGCAAGCTGAGTAAACATAACAGGAGAATAAGATGGCAAATCTACAAAAATACAGAGCACACGAATCGCTTAATGCTGACTCAGCCGCAGGCTGGGATGTACAAGAAGAGGTTACTGTTGGCTCTGCCGCCACATCAGCCAATGTGAGTGGGTATAATACTATTCATATTCAAACCAGTGAACCGATATATTTTATGTTCACTACTGTTGCACATGGCACTACAGATTCGGTAGACCCAGACCAAGATTTATACTTAGCTGGTGGGGATACAATATATTCATTACGCATTCCAAGTGCTTTGGGTAATACTGTATATATCCAGTGGGAGCGTAAAAGCTCTGATTCCACTGTCAGATACGTACTGGCTTAGGGGGTTATTATGAGAAGTACAATTATATCAACAACGTCTGACCATATAGCTTCAGGCGGTACAATAACTGGCGACCTGACCATTTCAGGTGATTTAACTGTAGAAGGTAGCGGTGGAGCAGTATATGATGAAATAATTGAAGGTAGCTTACATATTAAAACTGCAAGTGCTGGAACTATTTCAGACTTATCGTATGCCGATGACTTAGTTATTGAAAATAGTGTTGCAGTTGGTTTATCTCTAAGATGTCCAGATGCATATGCTGGTGCTATTGCTTGGCAATCAGACAGCAATGATACAGTAGCACGAATATATGGGTTTTATAATAGTAATGCTGAAATATTGGCTTTTGAAACAGACGACACAGAACGTATGCGTATCACTTCAACAGGCATAATATTTCCAACTGCTTTTCATATAGGGAACGCAACGTCAGATACTGCTGATAGTGCTTATCTAACTATTGGTGCTGCTAGTGCTGGTGCAAATACTCGTAGTTCATATATTAATTTTTATGGTAATGAATATGATAGTGATGCCCAAAAAGGTAGGCTGACATTAATTGCTGGTCTTGGAGATAATTCAGGTAATAAAGGTGATATTATTTTTGAAGTTGACGGTGGTGAAAAGATGCGTTTAGACTCGACAGGCAATGTGGGAATTGGAACTACGACTCCCGATGAACAGCTTGAGATTTCTTCTGAAGGCACAGGCAATAGTGGTGTAGTAATGATTAAAGGAGGAGAAGGTTCAGGAGCATTGATACATATGTGGGCTGATGAAGGTGATGACAATGCTGATAAGTGGTATTTAAATGCAAATGAAGGTGGGTATTTTTCTATTACAACTTATGCTACTGGCTCATGGGTTAATCATTTAGAACTCGACACCAACTCCCGAATCTCGCTCTCGAATAATGATAGTGGTAGCACTGGTGGAGCAGATTCTACTACTGGGAATACATTATTTGGTTATTTAGCTGGTGAGGATATTGCATCTGGTGGTCACAACAACACTTTAATTGGTCATGGTTCTGGAAAAAATATTACTAAAGGTAATCATAATGTTTCTATTGGCACAGGTGCGATGGATGCTATGGTAGGTCATGCAGATAATAGTGGAGGTCTTAGAAATATAGCTATTGGTGTGGATGCTCTGGGAGCTCTTGACGTAGGTACTCATGCCAGTGCGTCATGTCAACATAATATAGGCATTGGATATGATGCTTTGAAAGGAGCACAATTTTCAGGAGCTACGGTTATGAAAGGATGTATTGCTCTTGGGAATTATGCTTTAGATGCTACAGGTGCTAATGCACAAACAGGCACAATCGCCATCGGGCACCAATCTCTTACACAACTTTCATCATCAACTGGCTGTACGGCTGTCGGGTATCAATCAGGATATTCAAACACAGGTTCAGGAATGAATAACAATACTCTTTTTGGATATGAAACTGGTTGGTACACTACAGGAGCAAATAACACCTATGTTGGTTATAATGCGGGTAAAGGAGCGGCTGGAGCAGAATCAAACAATGTCGGAGTGGGTTCAAATGCTTTGTTGGCGATTACTACTGGAGGGACTAACATAGCAATTGGTAGAAAGGCTTTGACGGCGGCTACGGCTTGTAATGAAAATACTGTAATAGGATTCCAATCCGCACAAGCATTTAGCAATGTAGAAACTGGAAACATCTCAATTGGTGCTAACGCAATGAACGCCTTTAATGAAGGCGGTGATGGTGGTGATATAAATTACAATGTCGCACTTGGATTGGAAGCATTTCTTGGTGCCAGTTTGGCTGGCGGTACAAATGAAGTAATAGGAAACATCGCTATAGGAGCTTATGCACTTGATGCTACTTCAAGTAACGCTCAAACAGGAACAATCGCAATCGGGTATAATGCTCTCACTACTCTCACATCGGGTGCTGGGAACATAGCAGTGGGGTATCAGGCTCTGCAACAACAAACAGATGGAGCAAATAATGTTGCAATAGGTTATACTGCCCTTAATACGGCTAATACTGGAGAATCTAACAATATATCCATTGGGTATCAGTCTATGCTTTCAGTAGACCATGCTGATGCAGACAACAATGTTGTGATAGGTCATCAGGCTGGTATAGGTGGAGGAGCGGCTATGTCAGGTTGTGTTGCGATAGGTGCTAACGCAATGGATTCTACTGCCGCTAATGCCCAAACGGGGACTATTGCCATCGGACAATCTGCCCTCACAGCACTCACATCTGGTGCTGGGAATACGGCAGTGGGTCATAATAGTTTATTAACAACTGCAACAGGTACTAAAAATACAGCTATTGGTTATGAATCGTTAAAAATTGCAGTAGATGGTGGAGAACAATGCACGGCAGTAGGATATATGGCTTTAGATGCCACAAATCATGCCAATGCTGATAAAAATACTGCTGTAGGAAGTGATGCTCTTGGTGCAAATACTTCAGGTCAACAGAATACAGGATTGGGAGCCAATACAGGAGCCACTTTAACAACTGGAGATGCAAATGTTTTACTTGGTGAAAATTCAAATGTTTCTACTGCTGATGCTCAACAACAAATTGCAATAGGTCAAGGTATTGCCTGTACTGGAAATGCAACAGTAACAATAGGAGCGGGTTCTAATACTGCATCTTTAGGATTAGATGGTAGTGATACTTCTTGGGCGGCGGCATCATCTGATGAAAGATTAAAAGAAAATATTCAAACATCTACTGCTGGATTATCTTTTGTAAATGACCTCAGACCAGTTACTTATAATTGGAAAAAACAAAAAGATATTGATAAAAATCTCGAATTGTACAAAAAAAATAATGACCGAGGAGTAAGTGATAATGCTCCTTGCCTTGGTCATGAATACGGGACGACTCTTCATGGATTTATAGCCCAAGAAGTTAAAACAGCAATAGATAACCATTCTGAAATAAAGGAAGGTTTTAAAATGTGGAAAGAATATGATTCTGGTATTCAAACTGTTGCGGATGGTGCTATTATCCCAATGCTTGTAAAAGCAGTACAAGAATTAACAGCAAAAGTGGAAGCATTAGAAAATAAATAATTAACTAAACAAGGAGTCAATACAATGGCTAAAGACAAAAAAGAAAAGCCAGTCTTGAACCTCGATGATAAAGAGTATGTAATCGAAGACATGACTGATGAACAGAAGGCAATGGTAAATCACATTAATGATTTGCAGAACAAACAGAATACTAATCAGTTTATGGCTGACCAGTTAGCTGTTGGTAAAGAAGCGTTCATTAATATGCTTCGTACATCTCTCACTGAAGAAGTAGAAGAGGCTGAAGCAGAAGCATGATTGTAAGAAGGTGTAGTCAGGGTCATCGAGTACGGATTCATAGAAATACAACTCCGGGTGCAACACGCACAAAAACTTATGCAGATGGTTCTACAGAGACTCTGACTTACCCTTCGTCTTATACATACTTTGTTGATGTAGATGGTGAGATAGAAAAGAGAAGTAATAGCTTTAAAACTATTGAAGAGTTCTATGTTGATGAGTGTGCTAAGAAGCATGGTGATGGGCATGGCAGGTTGATAGTAGGAGGACATCATATAATCAATGGTGTCGCTACTTTACAAGCAGATTATCCTACTGATGCAAATACTAAAGCAGAGATAAAAGATTTCTATGATAAGCGTGGAGTTGCTTATGGTGGAAGCGAAACCAAAACAGAACTTCTTTCAAGAATAGTTCCTCAGTATAGTGGTGCAAAAGAAGTATCTAAACATTTAAAGGTGTGAACATGATTAAAAAACTAATGGCAGTAATTATAGCCCTATCATTTGCTGGAGCAGAACCTGCAAATCCAGTGCAGTATGAACAGCTTGCTTCCAGTGAAGAAGTAAAGAAGAAGAAAAAGAAAGGTAAAAAGAAAATGTCTGAAAAAGGTAAAAAGAAGAAGAAAGGCTTTTTCTCAAAAGTATTTGGTTCTAAGTAATGAACAATCCTATTGCAAAAGTAGTTAACTGGCAACTGTCCACTGGTCAATTAGACCATTGGACTACATATCACTTAGCCGCTGGTTTGTTTATTGCTAAGGTGGCTCAATGGTGTGGTGCATCTGATTTATGGGCAGTCCTATGGGTTGCTATTATTGGAGTATTATGGGAAGTCTTTGAAGTCTATGTAGAAGGCACCGATGAAACGTATGGTACAAAAAAGCGTTGGGCTTATAATACATTTGCTGACTTAGTAGTTGAGATTGGTGCCGCTTGGTGGATGGTATTATGAAGAATAAAATTAAAAAACTACCTAACGGCGATTTTAAGGTTGAACATAGAATTGATGACCATGATGGACTATCAAAACAATATCCTAAAGTAATGAAAAACCCAGCTAGGTTTGGGTTTAAATGGGAACATTCCTGTTCTAATGTCAAGTATGTCAAAGCAAGAGATTAAAGTTCTTGGGGGATATATTCTATTTTTACTTTTTATCCTGTTTTTAACCAGCGTTTTTACTGGTTGTGACTCTGGATGGTCTGTTGTTGGATGGGAGATTTAGACAAATGGGATGTTGCCCTGATAGCAGTCTGTTCAGCCATTATACTTCAGATGCTGAAAACTATTTACCCGCCACTATTCTGGATACTATTTTCCATGTTGATATGGGTAGCAATATACAGGAAGGTTAAGTGAGTGAAAAACCTGACACTGCAAGAAGTTATAGGGGTGCTGTTGTCGATGATAATGCTGTTATTAGCATTAATCTCAAATGGTTGGGGCAGTTATGTGTTCTCGTTGGTATGCTTGTGTATGGCTATTGGCGTGTGGAGAGTAGACTTGGAGAGCTTGAAAATAAGATGCTTGATGCAAATGAGCAGATTGGGGATTTGCTTGGCAAACATATCGTGGAGGAACGGATTGAACGAGAAGAGCTGGCAGAGAAAGTAAGCTTTTATGAGAAAGAATTTAATATTAACCCACTCAGTTGGGGAAAACGGAAGAAAAAGTAAAATGTGCGAAATATACTACATTTATGAAAAATGGCAATTCAATAACCAAATATCAAGGTAATATGAATAATGGAAGAGTTTTTAGCACTCTATGCAGAAGCTGGAATGATTGGTGTTGTTGGAGCAATGTTTGTCTTTATGGTATACCAGAATGCAAAGAGAAGTGATGCTCAAGCTGAGTCTATCACTGAGTTACAGGTTGAAAATAAAGGACAGTCTGAAACATTGGAAAATATGGAAGGTATGTTGATTAAATTAATTGAAAGATGGAACCGTTCTGATGAGACTAGGGATAGAAGACATGAAGATTCTGTTAGAGAAATTAATGATATGTCTGATGTATTAATGGAAATTAAGGGACAGGTGTCTAGAATAAACGGTAAATGATTATGGATAGTTTAAAAGTTACAGCAGTATCATTTGCTAACTATGGGGTTTACTTGGCAGAAATAAATTTGTTATTACAGTGTGTTGTCGCGGTGATGAGCATTGTATATCTTAGTCACAAAATAGTAAAAATAAGGAGAGATAAATAATGGACTTCAAATCAATGTTAATGAAGATGGCAGAAGCTCAGGCAGATAAAATGAAAGAAGAGGCTATGGGTCATATTAAATCAGATGAGTTTTCTAAGATGCTTGCCACTAAGTTGAATGAGAAAATTAACATCCCATTTGTATCAGAAGATAAAGAACAAATCCTGTTCGAGAAAGTGATGGATGTTGTTACTGATATGATGGAAGGATTCTTTAAAGGCAAATAATGCCCAAGCAGTATCATACTATACGTGATTGGTCTGGCGGTTCTAATAACAGGAGAGACCCAAGAGATATAGCTGAAAATGAGAATGCTCTTATTCAGAATATGTCTGTTGATGCTCTGGGTAAGATTAAAACTGCCGGCGGTTTATATGCTCATGTAGAAGGCTCTGATGGTACTACTAATTTATCTGAATATATAGTAGAAAGAACTGCTACTCTTGCCGGTGCTGGTGGATATGGATTATTTTACTTTGAATCTGATATTAGTAGAGATAGCACCTATACTGTTACAGATACAAAGCATCCGGGTACAAGTAATGATTTAGCTCTTGGCTCTGCTGTTGGTAATATAAAATTTGTAGCTAGGCAGGTTGGCGGTGATACTACTACAACAGCCCCTGAATATGGTAGTGAATAAATAATGCCGCAACCTACAAAACAGCACTTACAATTAGTTGGAGGGGCAAATGCAGTTAATAGTACAATTTACACTTCTAGTCTCATTAGCATTGGAGATGCATTAAAGATAACTGGCACTGGTAGTAATGATGGGATATTTACCGTGACTGATGTTGTTGATACTTTAAGCAGTAATGATGCGGCTGGTACAACATTCACACAAGCAAGTTGTACTGTAAGCAGTGGTGATGCTACAATTACACATAGCTCAAATACTCAAATAATAGCTGGTTTGTCTGTATCTGGTACAGGCATTCAAACAGATACATATATTGCTTCAATAACTGATTCAACTCATTTTGAAATGAGTAAAACTGCTAGTTCTAGCGGAACTAGAACCCTGACATTTGGCGATATGGATATTTATTATGTTTTAAAGGGTAGAACCATTTCCGATGATAGTTCTGGCGGAGACCCTACAATACAAATTAATAGTCAAGGTGATAAAATGGTTGCCCTTGGTGACGTTGATAGTAAAGGCGGTGTAGATGTTTGGTCAACTAATGCAACTACTAGTTATGGTGCAAAAGATAATGGCTGGACAACATCAGCTATTAGTCCAACTCTTTCTGGGAACGATGCTAAGTATATATATCATATTGCAGATGGAACTGTTCGTGTTTGCGATATAAACGAAACAAATTCTACGATAATAAAATGGTATGGATATGTACAGGGAAATCAGTTCCATGCTACTACTGGTCTTGTTTTTGCTGAATGGCAGGAACATCCAAATTCTTTAGCTCCTCCTAAGATAGCTACTTCTTTTACATATGCCTATGGCACGTCTAGCCACGCTGGTGGAACTGCTACTAATTATTATAATTATCTTACTGATGATACTTGCGATACAGACCATACTGCTGGAAGTGGCTCAACATTCGGAAGTAATCCTAAGATTGTGCGAATGGATGCTACTGGCTCACTTGCTGTGGGAATGTGTGTCACCGGTACAGGAATTGCGGCTGGTTCTGTTGTATCCCAAATAGATTCAGGTACTCTTTTTAGGGTTGATAAAGATACAACCGCTACAAATACTAACGAAGAATTAACCTTTTTTCACAACAGGGGAGTTGCTATTATAAAAAAAACTGGGTCTGACCAATTACAAATGGGCGTTGACCTTTCCACATCAGCAACTGGTGTTAAGTTTGAAAATGGCTCCGGTGCTGATAAAAGCGGTAGAGCTGTTGTTGGAGAAGTTATATCTATTAAGGAAGCTAGTGGCGGAGTTGGAGATTTGGGAGAATATCCAAAAGAATTTTTATTCTGTAAGCAGGGTTATAGTTCAGCTACTGGAACTTCTACATACTCAAGAGCATATGGCGGTGCTTTAGGAGGCACTGCTCCATTTGATTTTGCTGATAATGAAACTCCTATCATTGTCAGGGGAACCGGTTGGAACATAGCTGTATCAGCAGGCACAGGAAATGGCGATTGGGAAGAGGGTACCTATGAATTTTATGAGACATTTATATACGATAATAATCAAGAGTCTTTACCAGTTCAAATAGGCGATGGTGCTTCAACCATTGCGGCTTTTACTGTAGCTGTTACAGTATCTCAAACATTGAGGGTTTCTGTGTATGCTGACTTAGCTTACAGTGGAAGAATAACTGGTGGGAGAATATATACAAGACTCAATGGTACAGATGATGATTTAGTATTATTAGCAGATATAGATATTGTCAAGGGAATGAGAACAAATCTAGATGGAGACCATAGGGCTTGGACATATGAAGCTGGAAAAGGTTATCATGTTGTTAGTGGTACTTACGGGAACGCTATTAAACCAAACCTAGATACATATACAACTATAAACGCCTTTAGCCCGGATTTAAAGTTCTTAGGTATAGGCGGCACTAATGAAATATATAAAGCATCAGTGGTGGCTAATAGAAGGACATTTGTTGCTAATGTTAAATTGAAGGCAGGCTCTGGAGAGCTGGAAAAGTTTGGCGACAGGATTATGTATAGCGAGATAGGTAAATTCGATACATTTCTTGAATATAATTTTATAGATGTTTCAACTGGAGATTATGGTGAGTATACTGCCTTAGAATCGTTTGCTGACAGGTTGTTAGCCTTCAAACATAATCTGGTTCATATTATTAATGTATCCAGCCCAAGTGTTTCTAGCTGGTATCTTGAAGAAACTATTAAGTATTTTGGCGTAAATTTCCCATTTAGTGTTGCTAAGACAAAATATGGGATAGCTTGGGTCTCTGATGATGGATGTTATTTATATGATGGTAGAAATGTTAGAAATTTAATAGATAAAAAAATAGCAGTGAGCAAGGCTTCTTTTACTGATACTGAGGTAGATTGGAATAGTTGGTATCGTGGTTCTGCTATAACTAAAGACGTAATGCTTGGCTATGACCCTATCAGCAATTCTCTCATAATGATGAGGAGTCCCAATGATGCATCAGATGATTCAAACCAATCTTTTGTATATGATTTCGATAGTAACGGGTGGACATATCACACTACAATATTTACCAATCACTTATATTATACAAACTTTATTACAGACTGGAACAACAATTTAAGCCTTGGTGTGTTTGATGGGAGCACTGATGTAGAGTTTAAAAAGTTTTTACCTATTAGTGTTGCTCAGTCAGGTCAAGAGTTTAATACAAAGGATATAGATTTTGGGCACCCCGGCTTAATTAAAAAGATATATAAGGTAACCATGACTTATAAATCCAGTGCAGAACAACAGACCCCATTATATTATGCTATAAATGGCAGTCAAAGCTTCAGTTCATTTGCGAGCGACATTACCCCACAGGGGAACACTGGAGGTGCCGGCTATTTAGAAAGTTCTTTAGTTTGGGATGTTGCAACATTCACACCCAGTTCTCCTGTCTCATGCCAAAGCATACAATTTCAATTAGATTTACCCACTTCTGGTACGTTTGAAGTGAATGATATGACAATAGAATACAGAACTATTAGCAATAAAAATGTATCATAATGCCGCTAACTGACAGAGACCTTAGAAAATTAATTAATACCAAGCAAAGCTCTATTGAGTTTCAGGGAAAGCCGTCAATTAATGGTATGGTAGACGGTCAGGTCGCTCTTGAAAAGAAATCAAACAGCCAACTGGCATTATACAGGAAGAAGTATGGCAAACTGTGGAAGACGTATATGTCTTCAGACGGTAATCAATATGTGGATAGAACATTAACTGCTAATACATTAAAGTATACTAACAAGTTTATAGACTATCGTACTTTTTCTCATAATTTTACTGATGATGTAGATGCTAGTAAAATTTACTTGCCTTGGTTTAATAATACTGAACTTGCTTCTTTTAGAAGTGGTCAGGGTTATTTAGCTCCATTTAAAATGACTTGCTATAAGTTAATATTCAAACCACCTGACCTTGATGACAATACTGACGATATTGTATTTGCTATAGAAAAGAAAGATGATGGCGATGATACAACTGATGCCTTATGTAACTATACATATTCAACATCTTTTGTAGACCATACAGCGATAACTGTAAGTGAATCAGATTGGAGTGCTTCTCCGGTTATTGATGAGGGAGATGTTGTGGCTCTTGCAATAACTGCATCTGATGCTGGTATAGTTACAAGCGAAAAAGCATTTTGGGTTACATCCGTTTGGAGAGTAGAAGTAGTTATCTAATGGTCTCTAAAACAAGAATAATCAACCAATTACAGTATTTGAAAAGATGTGTAAGTTCACTATCTTTAAAACGTATAATTATATCCGTATCAAACGGTATTTATAAGGAGTCTCTATGAGAACTTTACTCGGTATGCAATATGGCGGTAATGTACCGCAACAGTATCCTAGACAGCAAATACCCCCACAACAATTTCAAGAAGGTGGTGTCCCTGACACTGTCTCTGCTGGTTTAGCCGGTTTAAGAAGATTAGGTAAAAAACGAGAAGCTAGGGATGTTTTTGGAGAAGAACAAACTGAACAGATTGGAAAGCAGAAAAGCGGAAGTTTTTTGGGCTCTGTCC